TCGGGTAGGCCCCGCGCCACGGCACGAAGGGGAACTCGACGATCCAGTCGAGCTCGCACTTCATCTCGTCCTCGGGCTCCCAGTTGCGGTAGAGCGCGAGCGGCTTCTCGGTCGTCTTGTCGATCGACAGGATGTAGGGCTCGAGGTCGTCGCCGAAGTCGAGGTAGGTGTAGACCTCGTAGATCGTGCGCAGGCCGTCCTCGTTGTAGGACGTCTCCTTGCGGCCCTCGATCTTGTCGTTGGCGATCGACGACTTGCTCCAGTCGATCTCGCCCGCGTAGCCGAGGTCGACGTCGATATACATGCCCGACTTGACGCGGCGCTGGTACTCCATCTTCGTGATGTACTGCACATGCGTCTTGCGCTCGGCCGTGTAGAAATTGGTGGCCGCGAAGGGCAGGTAGACGTCGTCGATCGGCACGAACTCGGCCATCGGGCGCCGACGCTGCGAGTTCCAGAGGAACTTCATGTACTGGCCGCCCCCGAGCGGGAGCTGCGTGCTCAGTTGCTCAAGCTCGCTGCGGAACTCGGGCATCTGGGTCGTCGTCTGCCAGTTCATAAACTCAGTCTTGCGCTCGGCCTTCTCGACCTTCTGCTTGTCCTGCTCGCCGTAGATCTTAGACTTGACCGGCCCGGTCGGCGGGAAGATCTCTTTCATAAAGCGGGCCGAGAAGTCGACGCAGGCCTCCACCAGCATCGGATGCACGACCTTGTTGGCACCCGTGAACTGGGCACCGCCCGGGGCGTCGTCACCAAGGCCGGTGCGCCGCAGCCCCTCCTCATACTGCTTGTCGCGCTTCTCGCGCGCCTGCTTGTCCTTCTCGATCTTGTCGAGGAGGTCGGTCACGGCTTCCTTGAGCATCCCCGGGTCGACGTCGTCGACGATGTTGGCGAAGTGGGCTCGGTTCACCTTCTCGTCGCGCTCGTTCTCCATGCGGATCACGGCACCGCCGTCCTCGGTGTCTTCCACCTCGGGCAGCGTGTCCTCGAAGGATACGGTCTCGCCTTCGTCGTCGTCGATGTCGTCGTCAGCCACGGCCGGCCCCTCTCACTCGGTTCACGATCTGGTCGATCGTGGACGGATCATAGCGCGAGACCAAGCCGCCAGCGGCGTAGCCCTTAGGCTGCTCGGCCTCTTTCTTTTCGTCGCGCTTGAGGCCCGGGTCGCGTTGCGCCATGCCGACAATGTACATCTCTTGAGCAGATTGCCCACGAGCGCGCGCCGCAATCTGAGCGCGGATCGACCGCGCGGCAAACCCGTTGCCTCTGCCCTCGTCAATCGCCCTTTGGAGCTGGCGTTCCAAGTAATCCATCGTAGTCCCCCCTCTCGAACACGTTGGTGTCATAGTGCATCAGGTTCGCGCCGCTGATGCCGGGTTCAGTTTCACCAATGTCGTCAATGATGCGCCTGAACACGTCTTCTACTTCGTCGATCTTTGCAGCCTTCTCAGCAGGCGACATCGCCGCCCATGCGTCCCTACCAATATCGAATTCGGGGATGTATTGAAAGCGCAAACCATTGATGCCGGCCACCGCTTCCTCGTTCACGCGAGCCTGCGCCTTCGGCCGATCCATCACGCGGCTGTCGGTCACGAAGGTGAACCCATCGACGCCGTACTCGGTCAGCTTGTCGGAAAGGGCGCGGGCGAAGTCGGGGCCCTGACGCTTGCGGAAGTAGATCTCGACGCCCGGGCGGCTGTTCTCGGTGCGCTGCGGCATGACGCGCGAGATGAAGGCCGCGTCCTGATCCGCATCCTTCGCGACCTCGACCATCCTGCGAATGACGGCTGACGGGTCGAAGCCTTTGCGCGTCACGAACTCGGCGTTGAAGGCGCGCTCGTCGGACTGCATGAAGCGGCCGTAGGTGTTGTTGATCTGGTACATCACCACGTTGGGATCGACCTTCGCAGGCTCGCCGAGGCGCTCGGCCACTTCTGCCTGTTGCAGGTTGCTCGGGCGCAGACCCGGGCGCTCGACACTGATGCCGAGGACGTACCGAGCCAGCGGCGCCTTCATGGCGTCGAGCTCGTTCATCGCCTCGATCTGGCGGGCGTTGAATGCAGACTTGGCTGCGGCCACACGCTGGGCGTACTGCTCTTCGGTTTCGGTCTTGCGTGGCGCTGGTGGGGTAAAGCTCTGGTTCAGCTCTCGGCGCAATGCGGTCACGTTCTCGGGAGAGGCAGCGCCGGCAAGCGATGCCTCATACTCGAACGAGCCACCTTCGCCGGCCTTGTTGGTCCAGCCGTTCTTAGTCCAAAGCTCTTTCTCAAGGAACCATGCGACGGCTTGCAGATCGTCAGGGTTCATGTCCTCAAGATCGGGCGCCACTTCTCTGAGAATGCCCTCGTCGTTGATGATCCGAGCGGCATCGCGCTTGACCCGCTGGCCGAACCCGAACTCGCCACCGATCTTGGGCTCTTCGAGCGTCGACCCCTTGAGGTGCTTGCCGGTGACGCCCTTCTCGACGGGCGGCGGCAAGCGAGGCAGGCCGGCAAGACGACGCAAATGGCGCGCATCCCAGACATCGACGGTGGCCGCGTTGGTGTACCCGATCAGGTTGCCCGTGAAGTTCGGCGTTTTCGGCGCGCCTTCTGCGGTGCGGAACATGTCGAAGAGAGCCTTGGTCGCGGCTGGGCTGTTGGTGTTGAAGAGCGCGCCCGCCGCATTGGTGATCAGCTTGAACGGGTTGTTGGGATCCTTGTGCATTTGCTGGAGGCGCGTCGGGTTCACGTCCCCAGAGTCGAGCATCTCTTGGTACATGCGGATCTCATCGTCGTATTCCCCGCGACTGAAGCGGCGCATGATCTCGGTGGCATTGCGCCAGTTCATCTCGACGCCTGTCTGCGCCGACGTCGCGCCGAGGACGTCAGCGAACACGTCGCCCATGCCACCGAACTCATTGCGCAGAGTGCTGCGCATGGAGCGATACCAGTTCGCCTGCTTGATGATGTCCATCGCGGCAGGGTCGCCATCCTTGGCGCGCTGAGCGAGGTTACGGATCTCGTCGACCTGCCGATCAACCATTGTCCGCTGCCACTCGTCAGGGGACATGTTCTCTGGCGGCTTCTCGAAATTGTACGGCACCTCTTTGTAGGCGACCTCAAACTTGCCGTCTTTCGGCGTGATCTTAGTTACGCGCATGTCGTCCTGCGCCCAGCCTTGATCGGCGGGGTAGGACGTTTTCTGCGCCGAGATTTGATCACGGATCGCGGACTGATCGGCCCGCTTGCCGATGCCAGAAATCACTGTCCGCTCTTCCGGCGAGATCAGGGGTGGCGGCCGACGACCACGCCCCCCGCCGATGTTGCCGAGGTTCGAGCCCAGCACGTTGGGGTCGTAGGAGTCAAGCATGCGGTTGAGCGCGTCTTCCGCAGTCGGCAAAGCCCGCTTGAGAGCGCGACCGCCAGCGGCCGTGAGCGGGAACGCCTCAAGCGCAGACAGGCCGACCTCTGCCGCACCGAGGCCCGCAGTCAGAGGATCGCCAGCGTTGATGCCGCGCTCGAAGGTGCGGGCGCCTTCCTGCCCGCCGTAGATGAGCGACAGGGGCGTGAAGTCGGCGAGGCCGATGCCGAGATCGCTGGTCGATTCAGGGTTGCCGAGAGCCCCCTCGGCGAGATCCCGGGCCAGAGAGCGCGAGGCGCCGAGCTTCTGGAGCCCTTCTTCGAGCGCGTAGGTGTGCTTCTCGCGAAGGGTCGGCTCATACGCCTCCAGCGTGCCGAAGCCGATCTCGGCGGCTTGCTCGGGCGTCATGTAGTTGCGCGCCCTGTATGGTGGCAGAGGGCGTGTGATGTTGGCCGCCGTCAACTCAGGCTGTCGGAAACCGGCGGCGAGGTAGTCCTCGTAGTCACGAGGCATCTCGCGCTGGAACTCGCGCAGCTGGGACAGCCTCTGCTCTGGCGTGATGAAACGATCGGCCCACTCGTCGTACACCATGCCGTCCTGCTCGATCGGGCGATCACGGCTGGCGTCAGCGCCTCGAGGCCCGTACCGCTCAAGCAGCCGCTCCAGATCGACCGCGCCGCCCTCCTGCATCGGGATGGACAGCGTGTTGAAGATGTTCTCGCTGTAGGTCGAGGGGTCGAGGATGCCGCGAGAGCGCAGGAACGTCTCGAGCAGCGGCATGAGCTGCGTGCGGTTGCGACCGAC